CCCCTGACCAATTCCGCGCCGCCCTTGCCGACCTTGGGCTATCCCAGGCCGGCTTTGCGCGCGTGGCGCTTGTGGACGCCCGCACCGTCCGCCGCTGGTGCGACGGGACGCGCGCCGTGCCGGGGCCGGTGGTGGCGTTGCTGGAGTTTATGCGAAACAACTCTACGCAGGGTTGGGACTGAATGCCCCTTGGTTCTTTCACCGCTGGCGCCCGGCTGGCGGATCGACCTGACCAGCGCGCAAGCGTCAACACGGTCCAAGGGGTGGCATCATTGCCGTGATGGTCGGGACCGGGCATATTGACACGGCGCAAACCTAGCGCCACATTAACGGCGCGATAACCCGAAAGGCCGCGCCGTGATCCCTGAAAACGTCATCACTCAAACCGAAGCCTCGCAGCGCCTTGGCGTGTCGCGCGTGGCGCTCTGGAATTGGCGTAAGGCTGGCAGGGGGCCGGCTGTGGTCATGATCGGCAAGCGCCCGCACTATGACGCGACCGACGTTGAAGCCTTCGCAGCGCAGCGTTTGGCCGCAGGCAGGAAGAGCGCCGCGCCGGCTGAATGACCGCGCTACGGATTGAAACCCCGCGCTGGGCAAGGCCGCTGCTTGCGCCTGCCCGATACAAAGGCGCATGGGGCGGGCGAGGGTCCGGCAAGTCGCACTTTATGGCCGAGGCGCTGATAGAGGCGCATATCCTTGACCCAGCTACGTCCAGCGTATGCGTCCGAGAAGTTCAGAAAAGCCTAGCGCAATCCGTCAAGCGCCTGCTGGAAGCCAAGATCGAGAGCCTCGGCGCGGCGGATCATTTCGAAGTGCAGGAAGCCGTGATTAAAAACCGGCGCGGCAAGGGGTTAATCCTATTCCAGGGGATGCAAAACCACACGGCGGACAGCATTAAGTCACTGGAAGGCTATGACCGCGCCTGGGTGGAAGAAGCGCAATCCCTATCGCAGCGCAGCCTTGACCTGTTGCGCCCGACCATCCGCCGACCTGGCAGCGAGCTTTGGTTTTCATGGAACCCGCACCAAGACACTGACCCGGTTGACGCGCTGCTACGAGGTCCGGAGCCGCCCCCCGACGCGGTTATCGTGTCTGTCAACTGGTGGGATAACCCATGGTTTCCGGACGTGCTGCGCCGCGAAATGGAGTATGATCGGGCGCGCGACCCGGACAAGTATGCCCATGTCTGGGGCGGCGGGTATGTGTCCAACAGCGAGGCGCGCGTTTTCCGTAACTGGAAGATTGAGGAGTTTGACGCGCCGCCTGACGCAATCCATCGCCTCGGCGCCGATTGGGGCTTTGCCGTTGACCCTACCGTGCTGGTCCGATGCCACATTGTCGGGCGCAAGCTTTACATAGATCATGAAGCCTATCGGATCGGCTGCGAGATACCAGACACGCCGGACCTGTTCATGACCATCCCCGAGGCTGAGAAGTGGCCCTTAACGGCGGATAGTGCCAGGCCTGAGACCATTAGCTACATGCGAAAGCACGGCTTCCCGAAGATTGTGCCCGCCGTGAAGGGGGCAAAGAGCGTCGAGGATGGCATTGAGTGGTTGAAATCCTTCGATATTGTGGTGCATCCCAGGTGCCGGCATACGATTGACGAGCTGACGGCTTACTCGTTCAAAACTGACCCATTAACAGGCAAGGTGCTTCCCCTGCTTAACGATAAGGCAAACCATGTCATAGATGCCTTGCGTTACGCTTGCGAAGGGGCTAGAAGGGCCAATGTGGCGCGCCCTCCCCCGGTGGTGGTGCAGCCGGTAGTGCATCACTGGAGGTAGCCTGACCCCATGGCGCGGATGTCTAAAGAGCAATACCTCGCCAACCTCCACGCCGAGGCGATGACGCAATTTGACCGCATTCAAAGCGCCTTGCGTGCCGAGCGCTTGCAATGCCTGGATGATCGGCGCTTTTATTCCATCGCCGGCGCGCAATGGGAAGGCCCGCTTGGGGCGCAGTTTGAAGCCAAGCCGCGCTTTGAGGTCAACAAGGTTCACCTGGCAGTTATGCGGGTAATCAATGAGTACCGCAACAACAGGATCAGCGCCGCTTTTGTTAGTAAGGAAGGCGCCGAATATGATAAGCTAGCCGATACTTGCGCCGAATTGTTCCGGGCCGATGAACAGGATAGTGTTGCGACAGAGGCCTATGACAACGCTTTCGAAGAGGCTGTAGGTGGCGGTTTTGGCGCCTTTCGGTTGCATACTGAGTATGAAAACGAAGAGGACGACGACGACGAAAAGCAGCGCATCCGCATTGCGCCGATCTTTGATGCTGACAGTTCCGTGTTCTTTGACCTTGACGCCAAGCGCCAAGACAAGGCGGACGCCAAGCATTGCTTTGTTCTAACAAGCCAAAGCCGCGCCAGCTATGAGGAAGAATGGGGCGATGACCCGTCAAGCTGGCCAAAGGATATCAAGCGCAGCGAGTTTGATTGGTGGACGCCAGATATAGTCTATGTGGCGGAATACTATCGGCTTGAAATGCAATCCGAGATTATCCGGATTTTCCGGCACCTTGACAATAGCGAGGTTCGGCATTCGGAGAAAGACTTTGAAGAAGATGAAGAGCTAGAAGCGCGGCTAAAAGCGCTTGGCGCGATGGAAGTGCGGCAAAAGAAGGTGAAGCGGCGCCGGGTGCGTAAATACATCTTGAGCGGTAATGCGGTGCTGGAAGATTGCGGCTACATCGCCGGGCGACATATCCCCATCGTGCCGGTTTATGGCAAGCGCTGGTTTATTGATAACGTGGAACGGTGCATGGGTGTGGTTAGATTGGCCAAAGACGCGCAGCGCTTGAAGAACATGCAAGTCTCAAAACTTGGCGAGATTGCGGCGCTTTCCAGTATTGAAAAACCCATCCTATTCCCTGAGCAAGTCGCCGGCCATCAGCAAATTTGGACGGATGATAACATCAAAAATTACCCCTATCTTCTGATCAATCCGGTGACTGACGCGACCGGGCAGCAACAAAACCTACCGCCTGTGGCCTATACCAAGGCGCCGAACATCCCGCCCGCGCTTGCCGCTGTGTTGCAGGTGACGGAGATGGATATCAAGGAAATATTGGGCAGCCAGAACGAAGCTGACAAGATGGTTAGCAACATCTCGGGCAAGGCCGTCGAGATGATCCAGCAGCGCCTTGACATGCAGTCATTCATTTACATGTCCAACTTTGCCAAAGCCGTGAAGCGCGCTGGCGAAATTTGGCTAGGCATGGCGAAAGAGGTCTATGTCGAGGAAGGCCGCACCATGAAGGGCATGGGCGAGCAAGGCGAAGTCACCAGCATTGAGCTAATGAAGCCGATGATGCGCGATGGCGAAATGGAAACGGATAACGATTTATCCGAGGCTGATTTTGATGTTGCCGTGACGGTTGGGCCAACATCCGAGAGCCGGCGCGCTGCCACAGTGCGGGCGATTACCGGCATGCTGGCGATTACCAGTGACCCGGAGACCGCCAAAGTGCTGCAAGCCATGGCCATGATGAACATGGAAGGCGAGGGCATTAGCGATGTTCGGGACTATTTCCGTAAGCAGCTTGTGACGCTTGGCGTCTTGAAACCGACTGAGGAAGAAGCGCAACAGCTTGCCCAGATGCAACAGCAGGCGCAGCAGCCGACGCCAGAGCAGCAATATCTATTGAGCGAGGCGCAAAAGACGCTTGCCGAGGTGGAGAAGATTAAGGCCGAGGCGCAGAAGCTGGCCACGGAATACGATCCCGCCACAGTCCAGCTTGAGCGCGATTTTGAAACGCAAAAGCTGGTCATGGAAAACGAAAAGGAGCGCATGAAGGTAGAGATTGCGCGCCTGCAGGCGGACGTTGCCAAGGTTAAGGCGTTGTCAGAATTGGAAGGCGAGCGAGAGCGCACGCGCGCCACGATTGAAGCGCCGCGCCGCGAAAGCGCAAGCGTAGCGCCGATGGTTGTTGTGGATCGTGACGGCAAGATGGCTGACGTGATACAGCCCACAGTCGAGGCGATGACGCTTGCCTTAGCCCAAACCAGCGAGGCGCTGGAAACTTTGAGTGAAACGCAATCCTCGCTTTTGCAGGAAATGGTGGCAATGAAAGGCGTTGCAAACAGGCCGCGCAACACGCGCCTCAAAGTGGTGAAGCTCCCTGATGGTAGCTATGAAGGCGAAAGGATTGAGGACTGATGGCCGTTCAATTATCCGTCGCCGTGCGTAATGCGCGGCTTGATAGTATTGAAAGCACGACGGGCACCGCCCCGACGCTGGAAATCCGCACGGGCGCGCATCCGACGAATTGCGCGGCGGGGGATAGCGGCACGTTGCTGGCGAGCATGACTTTGCCCAGCAATTGGATGAACGATGCAAGTGGCGGCACTAAAACACTTACCGGCACATGGCAAGATTTGAATGCTGACGCCGGCGGCACGGCTGGGCACTTTCGCATTAAGCAAGGCGCGACTTGTCACCTGCAAGGCAGCGTGACGGCTACTGGCGGCGGTGGTGATCTTGAGCTTTCATCCGTCAGCATCAGCGCTCTACAATCTGTCACGGTTACGGGCTTTACCCTTACGGACGGGAACGCTTAAATGGACATCATTTCTTACCCAGGGCGTTTTGTCTACATCGCGCAAAGCGGTGATTGGCGATTGGATATTTCCAACGACCATTTCATTATTTTGCCGCAAGTCGGTGTGTGGGAATATCAAAGCGGACGGAATTTGGACAATCTGGCGACCTTGATTGTCGAGGCGAAGGCTCACGCAATCGCCAACGGAATTACTTGGCAAGGCAGCTAACCCATGGCCGCGCTAACCGATCTTTCCGACCTTATCAACCGAGGTACAGGCGGAAACAACGGCGCACCTGAAACGCCATTTTTTTTCAAGGCGCCCCGTATTGCAGGCGCAGCCGCCACCGTGCCCATCGCGGGCCGCATGGCTTCGCTTTGGCGCTACGATGGGATGCCCGGCGGTGGTGCGATTCCGACGACTGGCGCAATTCCTACCCGCACAACGCAGGGCGCATTGCCATATACTGCGGCAGGCGGCGGGCGTGAGAAATTTGCGCTCACGGTTGGTCTCACGTCAAGCGTTGCGGGCGTCTTCACTTTGTATGATCGCCTTTTTCACATCGGCGGTCTAAGCGGCACGGTTACGACTGCGCAGACTGTGCAAGGATCAACCCCCACCCCAGCGCTCACGCGCAATACGGGCGGGGTCGGAAATGTGGTTTTTGTGGAAATCTACACCCTAATCGGAAATACAGCACAGACTATTACAATGAACTACACCAATCAGGCAGGCACCACGGGCCGCATTAGTACGGCGGTTGCGATTGGTGGCAGCAATAACCGCGAAGCGACGCGCGTGATCATGTTGCCGCTTCAGGGCGCGGATACGGGAGTTCGCGCGGTGGAAAGCGTCACGCTTTCGGGCAGCACTGCCACGGCTGGCGAGTTTGGCGTTATCATTGCGCGCCCATTCCCGCTTCTGCCAGTAGCAACGGCTGGCATGGCGGTTATTCGCGATTGGACAACGGGCCTTCCGATGCCGCCTGATGTCAATGATATGTGCCTGTCTCTGCTCTTTTTCCCCGCAGCCGCGACCGCGCCCGATATCTATGGCGGTTTCAGCTTTATCGAGAAATAGCCATGGCACTCGCTGATCTTAGCGCATACAAGGAAATGCTAGACCGCAATCGCGGGGCGTCCTTCATGTCTAATTCGGGCGGACGCGCGTTGAGAATGATGGCCGCGTGGCCCTTTTTTGTGCCTACGCCCGCGACGCCAACCACAAGCGTTGCGCTTGACCGGACTAGCGATTTGGCGCTGCGCGATATTCCGAACAGTGGCACGGGGCGCCCGACTATTTTGGGGGCTAACATTGCGGCGGGTGGCGCGGGTAGCATCGCTGCGATTGTGGTGGACTTGCTGAATATCAACGGCGGCTTGACGATGAACTCCGCTGTGGAACAGACAACCAATCTGCCGACGGCTGCCCTGACCCGCTACACAAACGGCGAAGGCGTGATGGCCGCGCTCATTTTGCATCAGCAGATCGGCAGCGCCGCAACGAGCTTCACGGTGCGATATACTAACCAAGCTGGTACGGGCAACCGCATAGCGCCTTCTCAGCAAATTGGTGGCACCGGCTGGCGAGAAAATGCTTCGCTGTTTCCAATATCGTTTGAAGGCGCGGACACGGGCGTTCGATCAGTGGAAGGTGTCACAATCGCCGCGGCTTCTGGCAACACGCAGCTGTTCGGCGTGTGTCTATTTAAGCCGCTGGCGATGTTCGCGGTAAATGACGTGATGGGCGTTAACAAGTTCGACGCGATTTCGACCGGGAATTTCCTGGGCGCGCTGAATGAATATCATCCAGACGCTTGCCTTTCGATTATCTACACTTCTATGGCGACGACAATGCCGATTGCAGGATCAATTTTTGTAGGCGAGACCTAAGCTATGAGGTCGCGTCGGCTATTCGACGGCGCCCAAATTGAGCTTGGGCTAATCCCTGTTGAGGCAGCGACGGGCGGCGGCATTACGGGCAGCGCCAATATCACTCTTGGCGCGCTAACAGTTGCCGGCACGGGCACCCTGGGGCCAACGCCCATCACGGGCAGCGCCAATATCACTCTTGGCGCCTTGACGTTGGTCGGTACTGGTGATGTTACCTCCCCAAGCGGCATTACGGGTAGCGCAAACATCACTTTGGATGCGCTGACTGTCGCCGGCGCCGGTACGCTTGGCCCATCGCCCATTACCGGCGCGGCTAGTATTACGCTTGGCGCGCTAACCGTTAGCGGTGCTGGCACTCTGGGGCCGGCGCCGATCACGGGCAGCGGCAATATCATATTAGATGCGCTTACCCTTGCCGGTACTGGCACAATTTCAACGGGTGGCATTACAGGCGTTGCGAATATCACACTTGGCGCCTTGACGGTGGCGGGCACGGGAACACTTGGGCCGGAACCGCCAGCGATTGCAGTCGGCGGCGGGCCTGGCAATGCGCGCGGCAGACAGCGCCCGGTCTACATGGTGGATGATAAGATATTTGACAGCCCGGCGGCGGCTGCCAGATACCTTGCCAGCGTCACCTTACCGGAACCAGCGTCGGAAGCGCCGCGCGCCGCGCCAAGGCCTAGGCCAAAGCTTGCGGTGCAGGTAGCGGGCGAGCAGATGACGGTGGCGCCCGCGATCCCCGTCACCGCGACGGCGGAATATGCGCGCGAAATGGTCCAGGCTGAATTGATCCAGGCCAGGCGCGCATTGCAACGGCGCCAGCTTGAAGATGAAGAGCGCGCGGCAGTTTTTGCCGTGGTTCAGATGCTTTTGGAAGATGGCGAGACCGTCACCTTCCACTAACGGCACCCGCCCTGCCGATGATGGGCGAGAAGAGGCTTAACAATGTCAGAGACACTCGAACCGGAGACCCTGGAAGAAACGGCTACGGCGCCGGATTTGCCGGAAAGTCAGGAACCAGAGGCGCCAGAGGCCGAAACGCCGGAAGAAGAAGGCGAGCAAGAGCTTGCCGTCACTTTCGGCGATGAAGCGCCGCCCCCGGAGCCGGAGCGGGAAGAGGCTTTTCAGGTCAACCAATTAAAACAATTACGTGAAGAACGAAAACAAATTTTGCGCGAAAAGCGCGAATTGGAAGAAAAACTACGGGCAAAAGATGCGCCGCCCCCTGAAATCCCGCTTGGTGCCAAGCCAAAGCTGGAAGATCACGACTATGATGCTGACAAGTTTGAGCTTGCGCTGCA